GAGATAAGATTACATAATAGTAATACTATGGAGTTAGCTAGTAGATTAAAAGAACAACATCCAGATTTAGTAGAGGTCTATCCAGACCCAACGGGCAAAAGTAGGAGCACTTCAGCAAAACAGAGCGACCATATGATATTAAGAGATTTAGGATTTAATGTAATTACAAGGAATTATCACCCTAGCCATAACGCACTTATTAACACTTGGAATAGGAAATTAAAAGATGCCGAAGGAAAGATTAATATGACTATTGACCCGAAATGTAAAGAATTAATATCAGATTGCGAACAAGTATTAAGAAAGCCAGATGGTAGAATAGATAAATCACAAGAATACGCTGGTAGAACCCACGCCTTACAGGCAGCAATGTATCCTGTAGAATACCGACATCCAGTAGGACAAGTAGGTATTACAAGTATGGAGTGGTCGGAGAACCTATAATGGATAAACAAAAAATAATAGAACAATTAGACGATTACATAACTCAAGATAAGTTAAATGGTATACTTGAAATGCAAAAGAATAATAACGATTTGTTAGCAGATATATTTGTGCAAAATGAATCACGAATAATAGTATTAAATACTTTACACGAAAAGTTAGACACATTAATGAATAAATACGAAATTATATCAAGTATTATGCCTGTATTAGACGCATATTTTGAGCATTTAGGAGAAAGTTAAAATGGGAGTAAACAACGAAAGAATTGCTGATGGAATAGTGATAGAAAATCTATCCACTAAAAGTATTCACAAATCATTAAAAGATGAATTAGATTACATTGAGAATGAACGAGAGAATACAAGACATATGTTATTGGATTATTTTGAGCATAGTGGAACAGACGAACACATAAGAAGGTTTTTTAGAGCTGGAATATCAACAGAAGTACCTATATTCACCAGTAATCTATTAGGTAGGTTTGTTAGAGCCAGGAGTTTAGTATATAAGAAATCACCTGAAATGATTACAGATGATAAGTATATAGACAATATAGATACACAGAATCTAAATACTATGCGTAGAAGGATGGAACAATTAACCTTTCTATTAGGTAGTATGGCTCAGCTAAGTTATTATGATGAACTATCAAAACAAATTAAATATGAAACTATCCACGATTTTAAGGTATTCTTTTTACCAGGCAAGACAGAACCTTTTGCATGCTGTTATCCAGTATCATTAAGAGGTAATGCTCGTATGAACGAACAGAAATGGATATTCTGGTCGGCAGACGCTATAGACCCAAGTTCAGGTGAGTTTACACGAGGACAACATTTCTTATTTGATAATAATGGAAAAGTTTTTAGTATAAATGAAGACAATATTAACCCGTATGGGGTATTGCCTATATTATTTACCCATAGGTCACCTCAAACGAGAACCTGGTGGGTTGAAGGTGCAACTGATTTAATGGTGAGTAATCAACAGGTAGATTTAGGACTAACTCAATTAGCATTAGCCAATAGGATAGATGCATTAGGTATTAAGTATATTAGTGGCCCTTGGAACGAACAAACTAAACGAGAACGATTACCACACGGCGTACAAGATGTAATAAGATTACCAGAAGGATTTACATTTGGTAGAGTAGAAGGTGGAGATACAGCTAAACATATAAATAACTTAAAGTTCTTCGTTAATCAGGCAGCACAGAACAATCACTTACAACTTAAATGGGCAAGTGAAGGTGGAGATATTCCATCAGGTCGTGCATTGCAACTTATGGAAGTAGAGAATACAGAACAGAGGGAATCTAGCATACAGGACATTTGGAGACCACACGAACATATTAGATACAATTTAGATAGAATAATATTAGAAACACATGGTATATCAGTTGGAGATGAATATAGTGTTAATTTCGTAGAACCTGACTTAACTATTACCAGTGAAGATGAGAGAGCACAAGAACAACACGATTTAGAGTTAGGTTTAACATCAAGGAAAAGATTATTAGAGAAACGGAACCCAGATATAACAGAAGAAGAACTGGATGATATAATCGCTGAAGCAGATGCTGAACAGGCATCTAAACAAACTACTCCAATCCTTCCATTAATATAAGGTGTATATAATGGCTACTATATTACACAAGTATTTAGATAAGTTAGATGACCTGAAAGTGAAGGTAGGAGAAGATGCTGATAAAGTAATACTTGATAGTATTGATATTAAATCACTTATTAAGAACCCAAGACAGATTATAGGACAAATCGCCGTAGAGTTCTCCCAACGACACGTGGATAAGATACAACAGAGTTATACCATAGTGGAAAAGGCAACCGAAAAGATTATAGAGAAATCATAATGGCGGAAATAAAGATAGTAATTAATAGGACTAATAAACTAAAAAGGTTAAAGAAAAAACTTCCAAAGATTACTCAAGTGATATTAAATGATGTGGCTGATGCCACAGTAATAGACTTACGGAAACGAGGAGCACGTGGAGAGGGAGTTAGTGGAAAGTTAGCACCATTAAAGTCAGCAACTATAAGACAGAAAAGGAAACACGGATTATCTAAACCATCCACACCACTATATGGCACAGGTAGAATGACCCAAGGAACATTTGTAAAAGAAAGAAGGAAGAATAAAGCTACTATTGCTGTACCGAAAGATAGAGAAGATATATTATCATATCACCAAGAAGGAGCAGGACATTTACCTAAAAGAGAGTGGTTCGGTATAAGTAAGAAACACCAGAAGAAAATTGAGAAGATAGCTAGAATCCAATTTAAGAAACTATTAAAAACTTTATAGTATGCCAAATATTAAAAATATAGAAACTATACTATCACAGAAAATACAATCTGACGTGGCCATTACAGTATTAGAAATAGAACAATTAGTATCAAGTATGAGGTTATATGGTATGGACGAGGCTACTATTATATCAACATTAGAAACAGATTTAATCAATCAAGGAAGGTTATTCGGTGCATTTAGAAATAGAATAAAGAATACTATAAAGAGTGCTATAGTGTTAGCCTCAGGTGCAGCACAACGAAATCTATATGGAAAGGCAGGAATAAAGGAGTTTAGATGGGTTACAGTATCAGATACGAGAGTATGTCCTGATTGTGTTATACGACATAATAGAATAGAAACATTAGAAACTTTCCAACTAATAGGATTACCAGGCAGTGGATTTTCAATATGTAGAGGTAATTGTAGATGTGTTATGGTGCCAATTTCGTATAAAGGAGAAGATTTATCCAAGCCGCTAATTAGGAAACGAAAGTAGTATGATTTTTTACATTAAAAGATATTTATTAACAAGTCAAACAAGACGTTAAAAAGAGGAAATCAACTATGAGTGAAATAGAAACAGGGGTCACTCCCGTAAATAGTGAAACCACTTTAGAGCAAAGTGTTATACAAAATGCTCCCGCTGATAATGACAGCGTCAAAACAGTCCCAGACAGTATCCCTTATGCAAGGTTTAAAGAAGTTAATGATGCTTTAAAAGAGATGAGATCAGCCTATGATAATCAGGTAGAATCTCAAAAACAAGCAGAGTTAAAACGCCTTGAAGATGAAGGAAAAACTTTGGAAGTTAGAGACTTACAACTTAAAGAGTTGCAAGATAAACTATCCAAGTATGAGCCGTTGGCTAAGGAATACACGGATTATCAAGAGAGAAGGACTACGACCTGGTTAGAACAATTAGGTGAAGATAAAGATAGTAAAACTATTTTACAATCTCTACCGTTCGCAGACCGTAGGACTTATATGAAACAACTTACAAACAAAAACGAGGTGCAAACAGTTGTCCCAAGTGTTAGCTCAGATAAACCAGGCAGTAACTCTGTTATTGTCGAAGGATTTACCACACCACAACAAGCAGCATATGCTTTTAGTCGTGGGGAGCTAAAGAAGAACGATTATGAAAAAATCATCGACAAGTTCAGTAAATCAAGGATCAAAGGCTGGTAAAAAGTCTTTAAATCTTTCGGAGTTTAAAGAGATAAAAGAACCTACTAATATCAAGGGTTTTACTCCTGATAAAGAAGGTAGAGTTTCTATCGGATATACTCACGAAGGAGAACAGAAATGGATCTATGATGGAAAAGAGGAAATCTCTTTTGAGGACGGATTTAGAATGTCCACAGGGCAAGAAACCGTTCCTGGACGAGGAGCCATTCAACAAGGATGGAATCGTAGATGGGATAACGCATATGACCGAGTTTTTAACCATATTAAGGAGAATTAATTATGGCAACAGGTGATAGTGGCAATTTTGCCGGTGCATTAGCTGATATTATACAAGCTGAAGCAATCCAGCGTTTCGTAACGGCTGGAGTATTCGTAAATCCATTGAGACCTGATACCTCATTAGTATCCGTTTTTAGTGAACCCAGAGCTGATAAGATTTCAGTTCCAGTTTGGAATGATGGTACAAACCAAGTAACAAGTGCAGATGTTGCATCGCACTCCTCAGGTGGCACGGTTAGTGAAACCGCGTTAGATTCTACAAAAAGAACCTATACACTTGCTATGAGAGCGATAAACCTTCCGTTGCATGACGAAGCCAAATGGTCTAATGTAGACCGTCCAGAGATTCGTTTAGGACAACATTTAGGTAATGCATTAGCAGCTGACTTGGATGCACAATTAGCCCAAAAAGCAAATGCCTTTTCCAACTCCGTTGGATCAGGATCAGAGGAAATGAAAATCGATGTATTGTTTGACGCAATGAAAACATTACGGAATAATCATGCTCCAGGGCCTTATTTTTATGTAGGATCAACAGAACAAGTTTGGGATAAAACCTATGGATTGTTAGAAGATTTTGTAAATACTTCTAACTTTGCAGGTGCCCCAGCACAAGACGAAGCTGTCCGTAATGGATATGTTGGTCGTTTAGCTGGATTTGATGTATTAACCACACCAGAAATTACTGGTAGTGTTAGTGCTTCAACACCTAACGCTGATGCTATTGCTGGAAATAAGGAATGTCTGGCATTTGCATGGAGTGGGGATGACCTAATCCGTGTAGAAGAAGAAAGGGAAGGCTCAAAGCTGAAAAGTTCTTGGGTTGGATCTTACTTTGGTGCAGCTGGAGTTTTGGCGGATAGTTATGGCGTGCGAGTAATCTCACGTATTGGCTAATTAAGCTAATATAAACAAAATAGTGTAGGCTCAGCTAATAACCTACTCATATATGTAAGAGTGCATAGATGTGAAAAACCTGAATACTAATAACAATATATTTATTAGATTATTTAGCTGAGCTAAACGCTTTATTAATTATTGTAGACGATGTCTTAGGCATTGACTCAAATTGGAGAACTATGATATGTTAAATACAACATTATTAGAAAATAAAAAGATTTCTCAAACTTTAGATAGTTTGAAACAATATAGTTATGCTTATTATATATTTATGCACGATAGAATAGGTGATAAGGAGATTCAGTTATGAAGTTAAGACGCCTTGATTTAAGATCAAACAAAATGTATTATAAGCCCAAACAGGACTTTGAAGATTTAATTATATTTTATGATAAAGATGAAAACCCCGTAGTTGTTATAGATACGGTAAACAAGAGGCTTAGTGGTTCTTTTGGTGGTGACTGGATAGGAGATTTTCCTATAAGTGGTGCTATAGATGTAGATGGTAATATAACTGCAACAGGAACCATAACTGCACAAGAATTTAATACCGAATTAACTAATGTTAGTGTAATATATCAAAGTGGTTCAACTAAGTTCGGTGATACTGCTGACGATATACATGCATTTACAGGATCGTTCTATGTAGTGGGTGATATATCAGGTAGTAACTTAACTACTGGCACTATACATGCTAGTATTATTAGTGGTTCTACCATTAGTGGTTCAGTTATCAGCGGTTCATTTGTAGGAGATGGTAGTGCTTTAACTTATGATATGGCAACCACAACCATATATGGTAATATTATTAGTGGTTCAATCATAAGTGGTTCTACTATTAGCGGTTCATTTGTAGGAGATGGTAGTGGTTTAACTAATGTAGGAGTAAGTGAGGCACTAACTGATGGTAAGAATATACAAGATTTTACATATACAGGTGCTTCAACAGCAACAGTAGCATTAGAAGATGATATAAACATAGAAAACTTAACTATATCAAGTTCAGTATTTAACAAGGTGGTAATAAGTGAATCAGGCTCTACTAATTTTGGTAATGATATAAATGATTTACATACAATCACAGGTTCGGTTAAATTACAGAATAGTATAGAGTATGATACTGCATCAGGAACAGCATTATCTATAACAGGATTGGTAGCGGCAGGTAAATTATCAGGTGCTATTTCAGGATCAGATATATTACCGAATACGAGTATTAATTTAGGTGATATAGGCCAAGTATCAGCATCCAAGTTCTCAGGTTCATTTTCGGGTGATGGTACTTATTTAACAGGTATAACTGCATCAGCATCACCTGGAGGCCCACTTACAGCGGTTCAGTTTAGAGATGCTGGGGCAACATCAGGTTCAAGTGATTTTACATTTAATAAAACAACTGGTGATGTAACAATTAAATCAGGTGACCTATATACTAATGGTATATCTGGTAGTGGAGATTTATTTGTGCATAAAGCTGGAGAAGTTAGCCGCTCATTATACTTTAAGTCCGAAACTGGCCAACTAATCCTAAATGGTAGTGGTTCAGCTGACGATATGGGACATTTACCATTGGCCAATGGGACAAATCAGGCAGCAGTATTTACTGTTGTTAATCACCCAGACGATACTGGTAATTCACTTACATCTTCTGCGATGTTTAGGATTCACGATGACGAGAATAGTACTGGAGATATTTCATTCTTTCGTTCAAAAGGAACAGCAAAAGTTCCACTTACCGTAGATGGATTTGATAGAGCAATGAGTCTCACCTCATATGGATATAATGGTAGTAAGTATTATACTATGGGTTTACAAGAAATATTCTCGGAGTTTGCCGCTGATCACATCGGTGAAGGTGGAGTAGCAGGTGCATATCAACTTAAATTAGCAGCAAGTGGTTCGGAAGATACTCTAACTACAAGATTTATTGTTAGATCAGATGGAAATATTGGTTTAGGTGAGAATAATTACTATCCTGATGAAGTGTTAGATGTAGATGGTAATCAAACAACATCTGGAACCATACATGCGGGAGGTAATATAACTACTGATGGGAATATTACAGCAGCAGGTGATGTAACAGTTGAAGGTAATTTAACTGCACAGCAATATATCGTTAGTTCATCTGTAACTTATTTATCACAAAGCTTCTCAAGTGGTTCAACTATGTTTGGTGATACTTCTGATGATAAACACGAATTTACTGGTTCGGTAGAGATGAGTGCATCGTTAGATGTAGGAACTAATATTACAGTAGGGGGAACGGTAGATGGAGTAGATATAATAGCTCATAGTTCTTCATTATCAACCAGAATAACTAATAATGAAGCATCTGCATCAGACCATAGTTTATTAGGTGGATTATCAGATGACGACCATACACAATATATTTTAGCAGATGGAACAAGACCTTTTACTGGCAATATAAGTGGTAGTGGTGATTTATTCGTTCATAAGGCAGGTGAAGTTAGCCGTTCTATGTTCTTTAAGTCAGCTACTGGTCAGTTAATTCTTAATGGTAGCGGCTCGGCCGATGATATGGGACATTTAACATTCACTGGTGGCACAACACAGGCAGCAGTATTTACTGTTGTTAATCATCCAGATCAAACTGAAAATTCTGTAACATCGTCAGCTATGTTTAGAATACACGATGAACTAGATAATAGTGGGGATGTGTCGTTCTGGCGTTCTAAAGGAACAGCAAAGACACCAACTATTGTTGATTCATTTACTCGTGTTATGCAATTAAACTCATACGGGTATAATGGTAGTAATTACAACTCTATGGGTACTTTGGAAGTTGTAGCAGATACATCAGATATTGGTGCAGGAGGCGTAAAATCGTATTTCGCACTTAAATTAGCAGATAGTGGTTCAGGAGATGGCTTAACAGCAAAATTGGTAGCTAGAGGTGGTGGTGTTGGAATTGGTGATGACCATTACAGTCCTTCAGAAGTATTAGATGTTGCAGGTAACATAACATCATCAGGCACTATACAGGCAGACGGAAATATAACGGCGGGAGATAATTTAGTTGCTAATGGATTATCCATTACAGGTA